AATGCAGATAGACATTTATGTAAAACATGCTGTTATAGAGCACCAGTAAAAGGAAATGAGTTAAAGAATAAATGTAATTATTTTCTTATAACAGGTGAACTAAGAAGATGCAAAGTATCAGAATGCAATAAATACATAAAGGGAGCAAAGAAAAGACAGAACAAAAAGAAAGTTTTGTGGCAAGGAGAATAAACAATGGATATGTATAAAAGGGATATCATAAAGTTAGCAAAGAAATTTGGGATTGAAAACAGAATAGACCAAACACAAGAAGAATGTGCAGAGCTTATACAGGCATTAAGTAAGTACAGAAGAACAGTAGTACAAAAAGACAAAACGTGTTCTGTGGATGAATTAAAAGCAAGGAGTATGGTAACAGAAGAAATAGCAGATGTAGAAATATGTTTGTTACAAATAAAAAAGCTACTAAGTATTTCTGAGATGGAACTAGAAGGAATTAAAAGTGTAAAAGTAACAAGGACAAAGAAAAGAATGGAGTGCAAATAATGAAAGAACCAATACAATATGCATTCTTATGTATGGGAACATATGTATGTGTAGCCGTTGCATCAATATTGTTAGGATGTTTTATTGCAAAGATTATAAATGAACCAGATGACGCAATGTTATATGCATGGTTAACATCAACAGCAGGACTTACATTTTCATTGTTACACATTATAGGTGCATTATAAAAAGTATCTAAAAAGTAGCATAAATAACATAGTACATAAAGAACAAAACAAAGAAAGGAGAAACAGTAACAAAACAATGCCTTATAGTGTAAAGGTTATCACACAAGATTTTGACTCTTGTAATATTGGTTCGATTCCAATTAGGGCAGTTCACAACATATTGATTACAGAGTGAATAATGTTTCACCTTTATGTTGTGTAAATTGTTTTCGCTTATGATGGCTAGTAGCATTTTCCGATGTGAAAACCATCACAAGGAGAAGTATTTCAGTTGGTTAGAAAGTTCGCCTCATAAGCGAAAAGCCGTGGGTTCAAGTCCCACCTTCTCCATTAAAATAAATAAAATAAAACATTGACAAACAAATAATACAATGGTACAATATAATAGAAAGGAGAAAATCATATGGAGATGAATATAGATGTCTCTGAAAGATTTGCTTCGTTTCTAACAGATTGGGATTACAAACAGTACCTACTTATTGGTGGGTATGGAAGTGGAAAGAGTTACAACATAGCATTAAAGATAATATTAAAATTAATGCAGGAGAAAAGAACAGCACTTGTTGTCCGTAATGTAATGGCAACAATTAAAGAGAGTTGTTTTAGTTTGTTCAAAGAGATATTAACAAAGATGGATATGCTTTCAGCAACAACAGACAACAGAAACAAAGATAGAAAGATAATAGCAGTACAAAGTCCAATGGAAATACGTTTTCCGAATGGTTCACGTATTATATTCAGAGGGATGGACAATACAGAGAAGATTAAATCAATTCATGGTGTTTCTATTGTATGGATGGAAGAATGTTCTGAGTTGAAATATGAAGCATACAAAGAGTTGTTAGGACGTGTAAGACAGCCTAACGTAACATTACATTTTATCCTATCATGTAACCCTGTAGGAAAAGAAAACTGGGTGTATGATAGATTTTTCGTTCATATAGATGAAAAAGGAAAAGAACATACAATATGCAATGAGGAAAGATTCTACAAGAAAAAGACAATGGTTGTAAATGGTGTTTATTATCATCACAGTTTGCCGGATGATAACCCATTCTTACCAGTATCTTATATAACAACTCTGGAAGAACTTAAAACATATGACCCATATCTATACACAGTAGCAAGATGGGGAAGGTTTGGAGCAAGTGGAAAACGTGTATTACCACAATTCACAGTAGCAAAGAGCGCAAAACAATTTGTGAACACAGTGAACAGCATATCATCAAAATATCATTTCTTTGGTCTGGATTTTGGATTTGAAGAAAGTTACAATGCACTTATTAGTTGTTGTGTAGATGATAAAAACAAGATACTGTACATCTATGATGAAGTGTATATGAATAACATAACAGATGATAGATTCGCACAGTTACCACATGTACAGAGAGTGAAAGAAAGAGCAAGTAATTGTAATAAGATGATATATGCGGACGGTGCAGAACCTAAAGCTATTAAGTATTACAGGCAGTGTGGTTTTGATATGTACAAATGTAAGAAGTTTGCAGGTAGTAGATTAGCAAACACTAAGAAGCTAAAGAGATTCAAAAAGATTGTGTGTTCGCCTAAATGTAAAAACACAATACGAGAATTAAAAGACTTAACGTATGCAAAAGATAGCAAGGGAAATCCGATATGGGATGAATTTAACATTGACCCACATACATTTAGCGCGCTGTGGTATGCATTAGACAAATATACAGTAGCAGATATAAAAGATATCAAGACAAATTCAAAAGCCGCTTAAAACGGCAAATATTAGCTTAGAGAGGTATGATAGAAATGTTTGGATATTGGAAGAAATATAAAACAGCATATAACACGATTCGGATGCTTAAAGAAATGCAGGAACAGAACATAGTAGATGATTATACATGTGGATTACATAATGGAATAGAAATCTGTTTGGCGGCAATGGAAGAAAGAGAACCAGATTTTAAATCATGTGTAAAAGAACCAGAAGTAATAGAAAAACAAGAACAAACAGGAAGAACAGTAGCAAGCGGAACAAGAGTTATTAGAAATGGCGAGGTTGCAAAATGAGGACGTTAAAATATAAAGTACAAGGACAAAACATAATACGTGATAGTGGATGTGATTTTTCTCACATTATAAAAGGTTCGAACAATTATATAAGACTTGTGTTTGAATGGGAAGAGGTATAGAATATATGGAGATTTTGTATAATAGAACATATAGGAGGTTAACAACGTGATAAAATATGCATTATTAACCATGTCTGATGCAACAGCGGTAGGATATCTTGTTGTTGCTCTGTCTGCATTAATAGCGTTGTTCACCGCAATCTACAAGCCATTAAATGAAAACACCAAAGCAATGACGGAACTTAGTGTTAAAATGGAGAGGTTAACAGAGGAACTGGAAAAACAAAACAAAGATTTAGAGGAATATAAAAAACATGTAAGTGAATCACAGAAAAGGCAATGGGATGCAATAAATGAACAGAATGAAAAGATAAGTGAAACAAAACACGAATTAGAAATGTGTAAACAAGAGAATGGTAGGAGGATTGATGATGTTTAAAAATTGTGTATTTAGACCAAATGTTGACACAGTGCAGTGGTGTAAAAAAGCAGGAATTAGAGCAGTAAAGACAATGGCACAAACAGCAGTAGCATTGATTGGTACGTCTGCATTTGTAAATAGTGTAGATTGGAAGATGGTATTAAGTGGTGCTATTGTAAGTGGTGTTGTAAGCGTTCTGACGAGCATTGCAGGTATTCCAGAAGTAGAAGCTAAGGAATATCATATAAGAAATTAAAATGTCTTAAATCGTAAAATATAAGCTTATAAGAGGTGATAAAAATGGCAACAGCTAAACAGATAATGAACAAAGCAATTAGCTATATTGGAGTGAAAGAAAGTCCTGCAAACAGTAACAATGTAGTGTTTAACACGCATTATTATGGCAGAGCAGTAAGCGGTGCATCTTATCCGTGGTGTTGTGCTTTTGTATGGGATATCTTTCGTATGTGTGGAGCAAGTAGCCTGTTCTATGATGGAAGAAAAACAGCTTATTGTCCTACAGTAAAAAATTGGGGAGTAAGTAAAGGGCTAACAGTGGACAAAAACAAAGGGCAATATGGTGATATTGTAATATTCGATTGGAACAAAGATGGAATAGGTGACCATATTGGACTTATCGAAAAGAACAATGGGAATGGAACGTATACAACGATTGAAGGAAACACAGCAGTAGGAAATGACAGCAATGGTGGGGAGGTAATGCGAAGGACAAGGAAAGTAAGTCAGATACAATGCATTATTAGACCTAAGTATAATGGAACAGCAAGTAAGCCATTAACAGAGAACAAAGCAAACAATCCAGTTGTTAAAACAGATGCATGGAAAGGTGATAAGAGATATTACATAGAAAATGCATATGTTAAAGAATGGCAGAAGTACATGAACAAAGGGTTCGACACAAAAACATTAAGTGAGGATGGAAAATTCGGACAGAACTCACAGGCGTTTGCAGGTAGCCACTTGTTATGGATTGGACAGACACATAACTGTATTAGTGCAATTAATTGGTTAAGAAGACAGTTGCATTATGTATATGGGTTTACAAAACTTCCGTTAACTGGTTATTGGGATAAATATCTTACGCAATGTGTGAAAGTGTTTCAGGGCAATAGAGGACTTACGCCAGATGGTATTGTAGGACTTATTACAACATATTATTTGTTGTCTGGCATTAAGAAATAGAACATAAAAACAAAGGGTGGTAGAAATACCGCCCTATTATTATATATATAATATATTTATTATAAATGTATTGACATTATATAAATGTTATGTTAAAATAAATATAACAATTGAAGAAAGGAGAAAACAAACATGAGTAACAAAAATGTTAGTGTTTCAGTGAACACTGCATTGACTAATGTTCCTTATTTTGTATTAAGAAATGAAATAGAAACAGGGTATAGTGTATTTCAGAAAGAATTACTCGATATATTTAAGTTTTACAAGATATACAAAGAAGGAGCAGAGTTTATAGCACAAGGAACAAACGGTGATTATGTTGCTTCAAACATTAAATATAAAATAGCGAAAACATTGATTGATAAAGAAGCAAGGTTCATGTTTTCGCAGACACCAGATATCACAATAAAAGGTGCTTCGGTGGAAGATGAACAAAAAGAACAAATAGAACAATATCAAAGGCTAGTTGATAAGATTTTAAAGAAATCGAAATTCAAAAAGAATTTGTTACAAGGTGCAAAAGATTGTTTTATTGGAAAAAGAATTGCATGTTTAACAGATATTTCTGTGGATGATGGTATTATAGTTCATTTTTACGATGCATTACAATTCTATTATGAAACAGAATATGGTACAGACAGACTAACAAAATTTATCAGTTTTGAAAATGTACAGGAAAGCAAAAGCAGAACAGACAAAAGATTTCTAGTAAACAAGTATGAGGATATAAAAGGAACAATCTGTATGAGTTCTGTATTGTATGATGGTGCAGGGAATACAATAAATGAACTTATAAAATTAACAGAAACAGATTTAAAAGAAATTCCAGTTGTTGTTATTTTTAACGATGGTACATTACATGAAAAACGTGGAATAAGTGAAATTGAAGATTTAAAAGACATCGAGAGTGGCTATAGTAAGTTAGCAAATGCAGATATTGACAGTGAAGGTAAAGGAATGAATCCAATCCGATACACTGTAGATATGAACCACGCAACAACAGAACGCTTGTCTAGCAGTGCAGGTTCTTATTGGGATTTAGAGAGCAACCAAAATATAGATGAACCAAAAACAATGATAGGTGTATTAGCACCACAGATGAACCATACAGAAGCAGTGAAGGAAACATTAAACAGAATGAAAACAACAATGTATGGTATGTTAGATGTTCCGAATATTTCAGAAGAAACACTTGTAGGCAGTATTACAAGTGGAAAGGCATTAAGAGCATTGTACTGGTCGTTAGAAGTAAGATGTGATGAAAAGCTTATGACTTGGATTCCTGCACTAGAAACAGTTGTAAATCACATTATAGACATTGCGTTGAGAAATCCAGAAATAGTAAAATCTGTATATGGTATTACAGACTTGAACCAGATTGAATATGATGTGTTAATCGAAAATAATTATGCATTAATGGATGATGAACAGGAAGAGAAAGACACAGATATGGCAGAAATTAATGTGAATGCAATGAGCCGTAAATCATACATAAAGAAATGGCGTCCAGAAATGACAGATGAACAAATAGATGAAGAACTTATGCAAATTGCAGTAGAGTTAAACATGTTTGACAGCTTATCAATGAATCAGCAAGTACAATCGAAACTTGATGATATTGGAATCGAAACAGAAGTGGATGATAACATAGAAGATGAAACAATTCAAAATAATTTGTAAAAAGTTGTTGACAAACATAAAAGAATAGTGTAATATATTAAGTGTAAAGAAGATAACAAACAAAACAATAAGTGAAGGAGTAAACAATTATGAATTATGAAGTATCTAATTATTTGTATGAAAAGGTCGAAAAGCTGATGCTTGAAGATGGAACAAAGCAGGATTGGTTTGATGGCGAGCCGTACCCAACTGATACAGAATGGAGAGAGCTAGTTGTTGAGACATGTATTGATGTGATGAATTATAGAGAATGTAATTCGTCAATAGAATATGCATATTTTGATTTAATGCATTAAACAAATAGCTTGGAAAGATGTAAAGCATGTTCTAAACTTTGTATGTAATAATAAATGTAAATAAGGTGGTGATACAAATAGCAAATTGGAGATTAAAAAATGCAGAAAAGGTAAGACAAAGTATAACAAGAAAACAATTGAGAGAAATCAAATCAATGTATGAAAATCTTTATATTGATATTTCAAAACAGATATCAAATGAAAAAGATATAATAAACAAACAGCGTCTTACATTATTGCAGAGAGATATAAATAGCAGAGTGAAACAATTAAACATGGACATTCAAAACCACATTGTAAGAGATATAAGAACAATAAGCAATGAAGTAGTACAAGACAAAAGGTCTTATTTAAAACAATGTGGTTTTGAAGATAAAGACATAGTAAATGCTTTCTTTTATGTTCCAGAAAATGTTGTTCAGAACATAATGACTGGTAACATATATCAAAAAGGTTGGACATTAAGTAAAGCAATATGGGGATATAATAAAAAGACGCAGAAAACGCTATCGAAGATTATATCGTATGGAACAGCGCAACAAAAGTCGGCTTATGATATTGCAAAAGAAATTGAACAATATGTGAAACCGTCAGCAAAGAAACCAAGTAGGACAATACATAAATGGAGATATGCAAGACAAACAGATGTTGATGCAGGTAGAGCAAACAGTGTAGGAGAAAAGATAAAAGACACGTTCTATATTGGAAGAGTAGACTATAATGCGCAGAGACTTGCAAGAACAATGGTAAGTCATGCATATGAACAAAGTTTTATGACAGTAAATGAGCATGACCCTTTTGTGACAGGTTATAGATGGCTTACAAGTAATTTTCATGGAAGAGTGTGTGAAATATGTAGAGAGAGGGCAGAAACAGACCAATTCGGTTTAGGTGCAGGAGTGTTCCCAAAAGACGAATTACCATTAGACCATCCGAATGGTATGTGTACATTTGAAGCAGTGATACCAGATAGCATGACAACAATAGCTGATAAGATTGGAAAGTGGTATCAAAGTCCTAGTGGTACATATCCAGATATTGATAACTATGTGTTAGATTTTATGTAGGAGAAAAAACATGAATGAGAAAGAACTAAAAGTTGAAAGAGTTTGTAGCAAATGTGGAGAAGTGAACGAATTAAGACAGTGTAATGTTCACAAAAAAGATTGTTACACAGAAGCGGGAGAATTTGTGAGGGTAATTTATAGCAAATGCGAGAGGTGCGGTGAAATTGACGTTTTACAGGTCGATTCTATGCAAACTATAAGAATCTTCAATGACTATAAGAAATTGCTTTTAAACGCTATTAAAAAGCGTCAGAGAGGTGATTCTGTAAGCAAGAAAGAAGATAGAAAGCAGAAGAAACTTTCAGAAAGTTTGAAGTTAAAACGTAACGAGTTAGCAGAAAGATGCAACGGCATAAATTTATATGATAAAAATAAAAATCTTTTTGTAAAAAGCTTGACTTTAAAGAAAGTGGGTGATATAATTGATAGTGACATGTGATGTGTGCAAAAATGATTTTGATTGCATGTTAAAAGAACAAACTAAAACAATAGAAGGACATGAAATTATAAGAACTTATATGGAGTGTCCGAAATGCAAAGCACAGTATGATATATGTTATGATGATATGGAAACACTTGCTTTAAAGAAACAGATTAGGAAGGAAACCACAAAATTAAAATCCCTTAGAAACAGCAAATATGCAAGAGGATTACAGAAGGTAAAAGAAAAACAGAAAAGGTTAGAACATGCAAACATGATTTTGCAGTCTAAATACAAAGAGAAAGGAAAAGAATAATGGCAGAAGTAGAAACAAAAACAGATGTTAAAGACACTGAAACAAAAGAGCAGGAAAAAGACACAGAAAAAGAAGGAACAAAAACAGAACCGAAAGAGGAAAAGCCGGAAGTTGATGTCGAAGCAGTGAAAGAACAGGCTGTCAAAGATTACATGAAATCACTTGGTATTGAGGATGATGAAAAACTTAAAGGCATCGTAACAAAAGCTAAGGAAGATGAAGAAAAGAATAAAACAGACTTAGAAAAGAAAGACGATGTAATTAGGGAAACGACAAGACAGCTTGTAGAAGAAAGAGAAGCAAGACAGACAGCAGAAGCAAAGTTAGCCGCAATTAAGCTTGGAGCAAAACCAGAAGCGGTAGATGATTTAGTAGTCATTGCAAAATCCAGAGTAACAAAGGACAAAGACATTAACAAGGTTATTGCAGAAATCAAGGATGGAACAAACGGCAAGATGTATTTTGTTTCTGATGAAGAAAAGGAACAGAAGAACAAAAAGCAAAACGTTACAAGAAAGCGTGTGAGCAAAAACACAGAGCAGGAAGATGAAAACATCGAAGATAAATATGAAGGTTCTATTGCCGCAAGACTTTTTGCAAATAAAAAGAAACCTACAAAAAGTAATTATTTCAAATAAACAGGAGGTACAAAAATGTTAAACCAGACAGGTATTAAGAAAGAAACATATGGTTCTACAAATCAGATTTTGTTCAATGTAGAACCGCAAGTGTCTGTTGGAATTGTCGTAGATGATTCTGTACAGGCAACAGCAAATTCTTTGGGAAAGAAGATTGTTAAAGCAGGAACACCGCTTACAGGTGACTTGACAAACAGATTAACACCATTTACAGCCGCAAAAGCAGGTTCAGCGTCAGAAGCTTCGGATGCAGTAGGAGTTTTGTTACATGATGTTGATGTAACAACAGGTGATGCAAACGGAACATTGTTAATCTTCGGTTTTGTTAATCTTGATAGAATTGATGAAACAACACAGGGAAAACTTACAAGTTATGTAAAAGCTGCATTAGCAGGTAGAGTTACATTCTTAAAATAAAAACAAAAGCAGGAGGAAAATAAACAATGACAATATTCGATATTATTACATCGACAGAAATTGCGTCTTATTGGGAACTTATGACGCAGGACAGAGCACCTTATCTCGGTGAAGAATTATTCCCGAATGAAAAGAAACTCGGACTTAAACTTGATTGGTTAAAAGGTTCAAATGGATTACCAGTTGTACTTAAAGCAAGTGCGTTTGACGTAAAAGCAGTACCAAGACCGAGAATCGGATTTGAAAAATTAAGCGCACAGATGCCGTTCTTCAAAGAATCTAAATACATTGATGAAGAATTAAGACAGCAGTTAAATATGATTATTGAAACAGGTAATCAAGCGTACATTGATACGATTGCAAACAGAATTTTTGCAGATGAAACAGAACTTCTTGAGGGTGCGGCGGCTCAGCGTGAGCGCATGCGTATGATGATGTTAACAACAGGTGTTATCTCCATGAAGAGCAATGGACAGATTTACGAGTATGATTATCGCATTCCAGAAGGACACAAGAAAACTGTAACAAAATCTTGGTCTGACCCAACAGCAACAATCATGGATGACATCAGAAAAGCACAGGATGTTATCAGAACAGATACAGGTGTTGAACTTACAAGGGCGGTAACAACTTCTAAGGTTATCGGATATATGAGAAACAACACAGAGATTAAGAAATCAATCGCAATTCTTACAGATGGACAGGGATTCATTTCAGATTCAAAAGTTCTTTCTTACATTAAAGATGAACTTGGAATCACAATTGCAGTTGATGATAAAAAGTACAAGGACGAAGATGGGGCAACACAAAATTATGTGCCGGAAGATACGTTCACATTAATTCCAGATGGTACGCTCGGAAATACATGGCTTGGTACAACACCAGAAGAATCAGACCTGTTAACAAGCGGAGTTGCAAATGTATCTATCGTTGACACAGGTGTGGCTATTACAACAGTAACAGAAACAGACCCTGTAAATGTAAACACAAAAGTAACAATGATTTGTCTGCCAGACTTCCCGACCGCTGACCAAGTATTCATCTATGATGTTGAGCAAGGATAAAAGGAGGTCTTGACAATGGCAATGGTAAATGTTATAATTGGACATGAAGTAAGAAAGGTAAGTAAAGATGCCTATGAAAGAATGTTCAAACCAAAAGGCTACAGAATTGCAGATGGATTCGAAGAAGAAGTAAAACCAGAAGATGACACAGTCATTGATGTTGAAGCAGATGAAATGGAAGAACCAGAGCATGAAGAAGTTAATGAAGAAATTCCTATCTCACAGATGAACAAGTCACAACTTATGAAGTTTGCGAAAGAACATAATATTGACACACATGGAGCAAGGAACGTTGCAGAAGCAAGAGAAATGATTCAGAAAGCAATGCGTGAACTTAACATGTAAGGAGGTGCTAACATGGATGATATTGAACAGTTAAAATTCAATTTACGGGAAAAACAATGTCCTTATTTTGAACTTTCAGAGTTAGAAGCGTTACTTGAAATGAACAACAGAGATGTTAAAAAAGCAAGCTATGAAGGATTAATCATAAAAGCAGAAACAACAGGTTTGGATGTAAGCGGAATAACTACGAAAGATAGTTCAAGTTATTTTAAAATGTTAGCTTCTAAGTATGTTCAAACAAACAGTGGGGTGCTATGATGAACAAAAGCATTGAACTATACAAAGTAAAAAGAGAAATAAAAATGCATGGTTCAGATTTCACTGTAAAAAGAAACAAAATTGATGAATACAAAGAACCCACGGGTGAGCCAGAAACAATAACAGCCTTCCGTGGGTTGTTTCACATAACAAAAACATTCCAAACAAGGACTGTAAAAGATGGAACTGTTACAAGAACAAAAGGACAGCCAATGGTGTTAGCTGAATATTCAGATACAGAAGAAATCCGCAACGGAGACGTAATAGAGTACAATGGACTTGAGTATGCAGTTGCTGATGTTAACAACGTTGAACAGATGAATATTATTGCAGACATATCTATGGAGTTGATTATGAATGGCAACATTTAAAGTTGATGCAAGGCAGATTGAAAGATGGCTAAACATGGCACAAAACAAGTCACAGTTAGCAGTTAGAATGTATGCGCAGGAAGGTGCAAAGAAATTTGAGAACTATGCAAAAACAAATAGAAGATGGACAGATAGAACAGGACACGCAAGACAGAGACTAACAGGTTGGGTAGAACAATTCCCAACTAAAACAAGAATAAATATCGGGCATGGTGTTTATTATGGCATATATCTGGAATTATGCAACGAAAGAAGATTTGAGATATTGCAACCGACATTAAATGCCTGTAGTTCGGAAGTCTTAAAAGGTTTTGCAAACCTTATGAGGTATCTGAAATGACAAAAAGTGTATTAAAACAAATATATGACTGTCTGAAAGAAAATGGTATAGATGTATATTTTGCAGGACAACATGATGGGGAATGTATAAAAAAATACACAGTGATTAAAAAAGGCGGTGCGACAACTGAGTATAACGTGTCCGCAGAAAGACCGATATATACAATAATGTGTTATGTTCCGAAACATAATTATTCAGAATTAGAAGACTATGTGTTGGAAATCAAAAAGCGTATGAAAAATGTGTACCCATTAGTTATGTATCTAGGCAATGAAACAGACAGTTTTTATGATGAAACAGTGAAAGGGCATATGGTATCTTTTCAATATCAAGGTTGCCGTAAAATAGAAAATAGTAATAAATGGTAAGGAGGTAAAAGGAATGCCAGTAACTAAAAGGAAATTAGAGTCAATTCCTACAATAGATGTATCACTCGTAGTTGTTCGTGTTGGTAGTAGTACAGAGGGAACAGAATATGCAGTCGACACAGCAAATAAAATTGCAGTCGAACCACAAACAGAAACAACAGATGCTATTAAACTTGTAAAACTTGGTAGGTTGATAGCTCAAAAACCTGCAACAACAACAATTACAGGACATCAAATTATATTAACAGATAATGTATTTAGTCCGACATTGGCAAAGATTTTACAGGGTGGAGAAATAACTGGAAGTCTTGAAACAGATGATTTTACATACACACCGCCAGTTGCAGGTAGTGATGATAAAGGAGAAGTATTTGAGCTTGATGCATATTCAGCGCAGTATGATGCAAGTGGACAGATTGTTAGATATGAAAAGGTAACATATCCAAACTGCCAAGGAACACCGTTTGGTGTTAACTCTGAGGATGATGTGTTCCGTGTTCCAGAGTATACGATTAACAGCGCACCAAAGAAGGGAGAAGCACCATACAAAATTGGATATGTAACAACATTACCAGATTTTAGTTCGGCAACAGTTGCACAGGATATAGAAAATGGAATGCCTGCGGTGTACTCTAGTGGAACAGAAGGAACAGGAGTTTCAGTAAAATAAACATATAAAAAAGTAAGATAGAAAGGACGTAAAAGAAATGGCAAGAAAAGTAAAAGAAGAAGTAAAAGTAACAAGTATTGAGCAGTTGAAACAGGATGCAAGTGGGGAGCTTGTAGAACTTCCAAAGTTTAAAAACAATTCAGAGTTTGTGGCAAGACTTAGAAGACCTTCACTTTTAAAACTTGTTAGGTCTGGAAAAATACCGAATACATTATTAAAAAAAACAAATGAGCTATTCATCGAAAGTGGCAATGGATTTGACACAGATGATACGAAACTACTTGATGAATTATTTGAGGTGTTAGAAATTATAGCAGGTGAAACATTCGTTGAACCGAAGTATGAAGACATTGTGAATGCAGGTATTGAATTAACAGACGAGCAACTTATGTTCTTGTTTACTTATTCACAACAGGGGGTGCAGGATTTAGAGTCCTTTCGTACAGAGTAGGAAAATAGAAAGTATAATAGTAATGTCTAAGCAGTATAATTGTCTACCAAGCGAAATCCTTGGAATAGAGGATGATTATACTGCTTTTTGTTTTAATGAAGCTTGTATGAACATTATTATACACTTGGAAAGTGGAGAAAAACCAAGATATATAGAAAGCAAAAAAAATGAGAAAAAAGAGTATAGCAGTTTTAGTGATTTTTACAAAAATTATAAATAAGGAGAAAATAAAATGGCAGTCAATATGGGTACTGCCATTGCTTATTTAGAGCTTGACACTTCCAAGTTTTCAAAAGGTTTTAGGTCTGCCCTTAGTGATTTGAAAGTGTTTGGTGACAAATCAGCAACGGCAGAAAGTAAGTTAAAAGGTTTGTCCAGTTCTTTTAAAACAACTGGTGGTTTGTTAACAAAAACTGTAACAACTCCTTTAGTTGGAATAGGAACAGCGGCTGTTGCAGTAACATCTAAATTTCAAAGCAAAATGTCAGAAGTGAAAGCTATTTCTGGTGCAACAGGAAATGAGTTTTCAAGTCTAAAAAAGAAAGCAATAGAGATGGGAGCAAAAACAAAGTATTCAGCAACAGAAGCCGCCTCTGCATTTAAGTACATGGCAATGGCTGGTTGGGATACAAATGACATGCTGTCTGGTATATCTGGTGTTATGAACCTTGCGGCGGCATCGGGCGAAGACCTTGCAACAACGTCTGATATTGTTACAGATGCGTTGACAGCATTTGGATTGAGTGCAAAAGACAGTTCTCATTTTGCGGATATACTAGCGCAAGCAAGTTCACGTTCTAACACGAATGTAGGACTTATGGGAGAAACATTCAAGTATGTTGCACCAGTAGCAGGAGCGTTAGGATATAGTGCGGAAGATTGTGCAGTCGCAATAGGTCTTATGGCTAACAGTGGTATTAAAGCGTCACAGGCAGGAACAGCTTTACGTTCATTGTTTACACGTCTTACAAGACAAACGGACACAGTAGCGGCGGCAATGAAAAAATATAATATATCATTAACAGATGCGAATGGTAATATGAAGCCACTTAGTACATTAATGGTTGAAATGCGTGATAGATTTAGCGGATTGTCACAAGCGCAAAAAGCGAACCTTGCGGCAACATTAGCAGGTCAAGAAGGAATGTCTGGATTGTTGGCTATAGTTAATTCTTCGGACAAAGATTTTAAAAGTCTAACAGATAGTATAAACAATGCCGATGGTGCGGCTGAAAAAATGTCAGAAACAATGTTGGATAATTTAAGTGGTGCTGTTACATTGTTAAAAAGTGCTCTGGAAAGTGCAGGCATAATAATAGGTGAAAGATTAACGCCGTATATTAGAAGACTTTCTGAATGGATTACAAAGCTTGTAGAAAAGTTTAACAACTTATCAGAATCACAACAAGACCAGATTGTGAAGTTTGGATTGATTTTGGCGGCAGTAGGTCCAGTTATGTTAATACTATCAAAATTGTTCTCTATACTATCTAAAGTAGTAGGAGGATTCAAGTTATTTGCAAAAACAATAAGTACGGTAAAAACAAGTATAGACCTTGTGAAAGCAGGATATGCAGGTTTGGCAACGCAGATGGGAGGAATACCGAAGATAATAGCGAGTATATCGGCAGGTTTTAGCAGTGTTATAGTTCCAATAGTTGCGGTGGTATCTGCTATATCTGTATTGGTTGGTGCGTTTGCTACATTGTGGAAAAACAGCGAAGATTTCCGTAACAATATGACAGCAATGTGGAATGAATTACAAGGAGTATTTGAAAATTTCGCAAATCAATTCGTTTCACGAATAAATGAATTAGGATTTAATTTTTCTAGTGTAACAAATATGCTAAAAACAGCTTGGATGGGATTTTGTGAAATAGTACAGCCGTTATTTGAAGGAGCATTTCAAACAATAATTGGTATTGTTTCGAATGTGTTAGATACAATTATATCACTTATGGATGTGTTTATCGGAGTGTATCAAGGTGACTGGGAAAGAGTTAGAGAAGGAATCGAAGGAGTATTTGATTCTATTATAGAATTAGCCATTGGATTTGTAGAAAACGTTCTTGCAACGCTTGGAGAAGTAGGAGCGAATATTTTACAGGCGATAGGTTTAGATGGTGTTTCAGAATCGTTTAGAGCATTTTTTACAGAAACAATTCCTAGTATATTGGATGGTGCTATAAATATTATAGAAAGTGTAATATCATCAATAGTAACATTTATACTAGAGATACCAAACAATATAGTTAATATCTTTAATACTGTTGTAAGTGCGGTACAAACATTCGTACAGAATGTTATTGCTTTTTTCCAGAATTTACCATATAACATAGGGTTCATAATAGGTCAGATGGTAGGATATATTTATAATTTTGGAACAAGTCTATTATCATGGGTAGCGACAGCAATACCACAATTTGTAAGTAATTTTGTAAACTTTATGCGACAATTGCCCGGACGAATTGTATCTATTTTAACCACAGTGGTACAGGGCGTAATATCATTCGGAGCTAATATGGTGTCTAATGGAATACAAGCCGCTACAAGATTTGTGCAATCTGTAGTTAGTGCAATAACATCATTACCAAGTCGCATACGTGCATTGCTAAATCGAATACCGCAAATTGTAAGTTCGATGGGCGGTGCGTTGCGTAGTGCAGGTGTTAAAGCATTTAATCAGCTAAAAAGTGGAATAAAAAGTGCCATAGGTGGTATTGTAGGTGTTGTAAGAGGATTTGCAAGTACAGTAAAAAGTTTAATATCTGGAATTGTAGATGGGTTCAAGAGCGTTGTAAGTGGAGCTAGCAAAGCAAAGAAGGCGGCATCTTCTGTAAATGGTCATCATGCAAATGGACTTGATTATGTACCTTATAATGGATATATTGCAGAGTTACATAAAGGTGAAAGGGTATTGACAAAACAGGAAAATGTAAGGTATAATAAAGGCGAAGGAAATACAAGCGGAAATGGAGATACATTCATTTTCTATAATACACAGCCAGACCCTTATGAGTATGCAAGACAACAGAAGAAAGCAAAAAGAGAATTGTTGTTTGGTGTGTAGGAGGTGAGATTGTGATAAATTCCATAACATTGATGAACACAGACACACAGGAAGAAATAGAGTTAAACAAAGGTGGAAATGGAAGATTTGTGTTAGATTCTATTGACTGGGATATGCCAACAATTGAACAAGAAACATACGGAGTTCCATTTCAGATTGGTAAAACATTGGAAGGAATGACTGTTGGCACAAGAAAGCCGTCGATAGTAGGATATGTGATAGCAGACACAGCAAACATAAATCCAAGTGGAACAACATGGAAAGAATATCTGGAAGAACAAGAACGGCAGATAGAAGAAAACAAGCTACAGCTAGACAGAGTGATATCCATATATCAAGACATTTTGGTGACAGTAGGTGATTATCATATTCTAGCAAGACCAACACAACCACCAAAATATAGTACGGATGAAACAGAAAACAATGAGGTTTGTTGTTTGTTCACACTTGAGTTTGAATGTTACAATCCACTATTTTATAAAGAGCAAAAACATATTAATTTATCACATGTTGATGGAATGTTTCATTTTCCGTTAGTTCTCACAAGTGATAAAACAGATGAACATGTAGTATTTGGCGAGATAATGAAAAGACAAAGTGTAGCGGTCGAAAATGCAGGTAATGTAGATGTAGGATGTAGAATTGTGATAAAAGCTGATGGCGGTATCATAAAAACACCAGAAGTCTATAATGTAAATACGGGAGAAAAAATATCTTTCTATGATTTGGAATTACAAGATGGAGATTATATTACCATTAACACAGAAGTAGGAGAAGAAAGCATAATTTTGCATGTTGCAAGTACAGGGGAAGAAAAATCTGTATTAGGCAACATGAATGTAGAAAGTACACTTTTAAAAATAAAGCGTGGAACATATTACTATTCGTACAATGTTGACGAACAGTATAAAAACAATCTGGAAATGTATATAGAGTATACAGAAAGATTCTACAATGTAAGAGGTATGTAAGATGTTGCAAATATTAAACAATCACTTTGAAATAGTAGACACATTAAAAAAATACACATTTGCACAATACGAAGATAAGTTCCGAGAAATCGGAACTTTTCAAGTGTTGGCACAACTGGTAGAAGAAAACAAATATCTTTTAAAAGATAGAAAACAATATTATATTCTGTTCGATGAATATACAATAGGAAAAATTGACAAGATAGTAAAAGACAGCGATAGTGAATATGAAAAAACGATAACAATAACTGGAAGACTTGCACCTGTATTGTTTTCGCAACGAGTTATAAATGGATTAGTAACATTTAATGGAACGAGTGTCGATTACATGGTAACATTGTTGCAAATGTGTTTTGCGTTAGATGATAGTACAAGTAGCAGGTACGTTGGAATTGATTTATCTACAGATGAAATTTCAAAAAACAAAGAACTAAGTACAGTTGATAAACAAGTGACAGGTGGCTATCTGTGGGATGAATTGCAAAGCGTAATGGAGCAGGATAGTTTAGGGTTATTTTTCTACCCAGTAATGGATTCGGTATTCACAGATGCTCTAGGGTTACAGTCTAATGTAAGAAGATGGACACTCAAACTATCGTCTGGTGTAGATAGAAGAATAGGTAATACCGATGGAAATGAGCCGCTAGTTTTTTCACAGTCTCTTAGTAATATAAGCAGAACAGCGTATACAATGGACAATGAAAGTTATAGAAATGTTGCATATGTGGCAGGCGAAGGGGAAGGAACAGATAGAAAATGGTATGAATTAAAGATTAACCAAAACAATTCCGTTGGAAAACAGAAAGGTTGGAATAGACATGAACTATGGATAGATGCGAGAGACTTGCAGAGTGAAGATGCGGAAGGAAAAAAAATAACAACAAAAGAATATGAAGCAAATATAAAGAGTAGAGCCGAGGAAAAGGCAAAAGAAAATGATGTATCACGTTCCTATGAATCTACGGTAACTGTTAGAAAACTTGAATATAGAAAAGATTTTGGTAAGGGTGATTGGGTTACAATAAAAGACGATGAACTTGGTATAATTATAGATGCACAAATAGTAGCAGTCACAGTTACAGAACAAGATTCTAAAAGAATAATAGATGTAACATTACAATATGGTAAAATATCGAAGAATAAAGTCAAAAAAATAAAAAATAAATTGAATAAAATAGAACAAATAGAAGTAAATGTGAAGCGTCTAAACGATGTTACAAGAAATGCAACAAGAGAATATAGTTTTTCTGGAACTTATGTTACAAATGTTTTTGGTTCGTCACAAAAAATCTTTGGATTAACTTGGCTTAGAGAGCAATTTAAAAAAAGGTTTGGGATAGAATCCGGCACTGACAATATGAGGTATATTGTAACGGTTGCGAATGGGGATGGACTAGCAAATCCTGTTCATATAGATGGTGTAACATTCCAAAACAATAGTTGGTATGCCGTGTTTGACCGAGATATAAAAACAGCAACAAAAACAAGAATAAACTATAGAGTTGTAGTGTGTCTAGGAGACAACTTTCAAGTAAACTAAAATAAGTATTGACATTAATAAAAAGATGTAGTATAATAATCATAGAAAATAAAGGAGATGCAAAGATGGCAGAAAGAAGTGGATTCTATAATGCAAATAAAAAAACAGATGGTTCGTATGATAGAACATATGATGCCTCTGATTTTGCAGATTATTTTTCCAATTTTATTGGTAATGGTGTATATGCAAAAACGTCAGACCAGTTAAAAGTAATACCAAATAGTGGATTAAGTGTTAAAGTAAAAACTGGTAAAGCGTTTATTGATGGTTATTGGTATACACTGGATGAAGATAAGGTGATACAACTAAATGTAAATTCTGGAACAGGTTCATCGAATACAGTTATTGTTGCAGAACTTAATAAAACAAATCGAGAAATTACTGTGAAGGCTAGAGAGTTTGTATCGAGTGCGTATCCTATATCTACAACAAATATACATGAACTTGTATTAGCGATAATTTCAAACAAGGTAGGAGCTACAACAATAACAGAAGGAGACATAACAGATACAAGACTAAACATGGAATATTGTGGAGTTGTAGTGGCATTAATACAACAAATTGACTTTGGAAAAGCATACAGTCAGTTTGAGTGGCAGTTTAATACATGGTTCGAATCAATTAGGAACAAGTTAGATGGTGATGTAGCGGCGAAGTTACAAAAACAATTAGATGATTTACCAACGATTAGAAGTGGAACAGGAGACCCAGACAATAGTATTGGTAAAGATGGAGACATCTATATTAAGTTTGCAGAAGAAGAGTAGGTGAAGACATGGCTACACTTAGAGCGAGAGCATATGGAAATACGGCAGGAACAGCAAATTCAAGTTTCCGTACAGTAGTAGAAATATACTCAGAAGACAATGGTAAAAATGGACATAGAATATGGGTGCAAAGGTATATACAGGTAACAAGAGGTAATTTTAACGGAACAATAATTTCTAAAAGTTGGGGTGGCTCGGTATCTGTTGGTGGTGCAGGTAATTATGGGGCATCTGGACTTGTGTATGTTGGAGTTATTGGATATGGAAAGACAGTTACGCAGACAGGATATTCACAGTATATTTCGTCTGGTATAACAAGACGTTCGAACGCTAGTGCGAGTTGGACAGCACCTAGACCAGCACATACAGTAAAATATAATGCGAATGGTGGTACTGGTGCACCGAACAGCCAGACAAAAACATATGGATATGTGTTAACGCTTAGTAGCACAGTACCAAAGAAAAATGGACATGTTTTTCTTGGATGGAGTACAAACAAAAATGCAACAAAACCACAATACTATGCAGGCGGTTCATATGGTGCAGATGAAAATGTAACATTATATGCTGTTTGGGAGAAGGTGCAATACACTATTACATTTACTTCTGTTGGTGCAGATGCAGTTATTCATGATGGAAAAGAATATAAAGATGCTTATGTAATGCAAGTTGGGTATCACGAAACAATTAATAGCATTGGAAAAATGCCAACAGCAAAGAAAAAGAACTATAAGTTCGTAAATTGGAATACAAGGTATGATGGAAATGGAATGATTGTAGAAGGGAATGAAGAGATAGAAGAAGATATGACTTTGTATGCCATGTTTGAATTGCAGTCTAATTGTTATGTAAGAAGAAATGGAGTGTATGAACCCGCAATGATGTACAGACGTGAAAACGGAGAATATAAGTTAGGAACAAGTAGTGTAAGAGACAAAGGAATCTACAAAGATTCTATAATGTAGGTGATAAAATGGAAGAAAATGAATTACAGGAATTACTGATTGACACACAGAAGGAGTACACAAGGTCTAACAAAGTAAGGACAAAATAATAGTATTACTTATAGTGTTAATGTTTCTTGAAGCGGCTATAGGTTACTGTGGTTTTGTTTGGTATGAAAGTCAATTCGATTATGTTACAACCGAACAAACAACAGAAACAAAATCTGTAGATGTTGGTACAAATGGAGATAATGCAAATGCAGAATACACAGACAAAGAAGTTCGCAAGTTAAAAGAACAGAATAAACGCAAATAGAATGTAATAGGCTTATATATTATATATAATATTTATATAGTATATAGGTCTATTTTTATTTAAAGAAATTTATAAAAATGTATTGACATTTATATTGTGTGTGTTATAATATAATCAAGTTAAGAGAAACAAAGCAAACAGTAAACAATAAGTGAAGGAGAACAAATTATGAGATATGCAGTATATTTTACATGGAATGATGGAACAGAGGACACATTTAATTGTGACAGCGCATTAGAAAGAAATATGAATATACAGAACATGATAAATAGGGATGAATTTAAGTATATAGCATGGTGCAAAATTTATGCGTCTGGTGAGTATGGCAAACTTACAGTTGAATTTGAGAGAGAAAAAGGAGAAACTTTGAGAGAGTTTATTGAGAACTATGAAGGATTTGATTTTGTAAATGGCAAACTTATTATTGTAAAAAATAATAGACCATATATATGTACCGGACAGGGGCAGTATTTATTATACAAACATTTAGGAGATAAGGTTGCAGATTGGACACATGATGAAAATACAATTGTAATTTGTTTAAAATAGTTCTTGACATATGCAAGACACGATGTTATAATATATTTAGAAACAAACAAAGTAAGCATTAAGTGAAGGAGTTAAACATGAAATATTTTAAAAACATCAAAACATTGGAAGAACTTAGAAAGGAATATAAAAGGCTTGTAAAAGAAAATCATCCAGACAACGGTGGTTCTGTTGAAGCAATCAAAACAATAAATGTTGAATATGAACAGCTTTTTAAAGTTCTTAAAAACAGTGATACAACAGAAAACAAAAAGAAATACAATATGGAAGAGGATGAAATGTTAAGAAATGTTATCAACAGCATAATCAATCTTAACATTGACATAGAGATTTGTGGTTCTTGGATTTGGGTAAGTGGTAACACATATGGTTGCAAAGCAGAACTAAAACAAAATGGTTTTAGATGGGCGAGTAAAAAGAAAATGTGGTATTGGCATAATCCAGAAGAAGTAACAAGAAGTTATGGTAAAACAACAATGGCAGATATTAGAACAAAATATGGTTCACAGGTTATAAAAGAATCAGTTAGTAGAGTTTGTATTGCATAAAAAATATTAAAAAGGGGTTGACAAGTTCAACCCTTTGATGTATAATTAAATCAAGATAAAGAAAACAAACACAGAAGTGAAGGAGAAATGAATATGAAGTATGCAATTTATTTTGAGGTACAAGGCTACAAAGACACATTTAATGTAAAGTCAGCAAAAGAAAGAGATATGTGCTTAAAAGAGTTGTTAAGAAATGATGCAGGATATAAAAATATTTGTTGGTGCAAGATTTATGTTTCTGGTGAATATGGAAAGCGTGTATTTGTAGATAAACAGAAAGGAAATGAATGATGAAATATTATGTTGCAATTATCTTATGTTATCTGTTAATGATAGCAATAGTTTTTCAAGAAGCTTGGAAATAGGTATTGACAAACAATAGAACAAGGTATATAATAATACTTGTAAAGAACAAAGCAAACATTTTGGAAGGAGAACAAAAAATGAAGAAATTTACAGGATTCGAAAAGGTAGCAGTAATTGATAGAGATGGAAATACAAATCCGTGGTGTGGAACAGATAAAGATGATGAAAGTAATTATTATGTTTTCAAGTATTGGAGCAAAGGAGTGTATGAAAGAATTTATGTTAATGATTATAAACATAGAACACTTGGATATATTGATTTGAAAACAGAAGCAATTGAAACAGATTATTCAAAAAACAGTGATGTAATGAGAACAATTAATTTCTTTTTAGAAAATTATGAAATTGATGTTGACAACAAATAAAACATATGTTAATATAGTTTTAGAAACAAGAAAGAAAACAATTCAAGAAGGAGAACAAAACATGAAAACATTAACATTACAGAAAATTAGAGAAAGAGAAACATTTATGCTCAAAAGGATTAGTCATAGATATGAGCAATATAAACGAGGATTAATTTCTTGTGAAGAGTTTGCAGAGTATAAAAACAGTTATGTATCGCATTTTAACGGATATGTAAGAGCCTTTTGGGATATGGAACTTTTAACATATGAAGAACAAAAGCAAATTTTAAGAAGCTTTATGGAATCCGTAGAAATAGCATAAAAAAACGAATTTCAACTATACTATTGACAAATAAAAATGTTAGTAGTATAATTAAACCATAGAAAACAAGTAAACAAAACAAATGTGAAGGAGAGATAACAATGAAAAGATACAAGTATTATCAGCCAAACAAGAAAGACATAAAAGACAATTATGGAGATTGCGTAGTAAGAGCACTGACAAAAGTAATGAACAAAACATGGTTGGAAGTATTTAGTGAACTCATTACATATGCGATTGAAATACAATGTATGCCAAACAATAAAACATGTTATGAAAGATATTTGAAAGATAATGGTTTTGAATATCATGGCATTAGCAACAAGAAAGGTTCAAAAAGACCTACAGTTGAAAGCTTTACAAAAGAACATAAAGCAGGAACGTTCTTTTTAAATGTTGCAAATCATGTCGTTTCTGTAGTAGATGGAATATATTATGATACATGGGATAGTGGACAGTGTTGCTTATATGGATATTATGAAAAGGAGAAATAAATGAAAACAATAGAACAGTATTTACAAGGTAAAATAAAAGAGTGCAGAGCGCAAGCAATATCAATATTAGAAGCGCAGGCAGAATGTTATGGTTATATTGATTGTATGCATGAAATAGGTAACATAAGTGATGATGAAATGCATCTTATAAGAAGATATGTTACAAAGAAGTTCTTGGAGGTGTAAAAAAATGAAAGTAGTAAATTTCTTAAAATCAACAGCACCAATTTTAGTACCAATTGCAGGCGTTATCTTTTGCGGATTTATTTTAAATATTTTAAATTGGTAGTTGACAAACAAAATCATGTATGTTAATATAATATTGTAATAAAACAAAGCAAACAAAAGGAGAAACAAAGATGAAGAAAGCAGAACTTGAAACAAAGAAAGTAGCAGAGTTAAAACAGATGTCAAGAGAAAGAGGACTTAAACTTGAAAGTAAAGGACATAAATTTACAAAGTCTGAATTAATCGGAAGATTATTACAGTCAGATGATGAACAGAATGACATCAACAAAAAGATTGAAGAAGCCGCAGATGATAATGAGGTTTGGGATGAACCTGTATTAAAACATGAAGAAGTAAAAGAAGAACATGTAAAAGAACCAAAGCAGGAAGAAACAAATGAGACTGGTTTTATCCGTTTTGCAGAAACAATCGAACAGCTTGAAACGAAATATGGAAAACGCAAAAAGCAGGAGATTTATGATAATGAGTTAGAGACTGGTTGTTTTGTAGCATTTATCCATTATGTAGAAGCGGCAGATGGTAATATCTATAAAAAGCTTAGAACAGCAAAAGTTGTAGGCATCAATAGAAAAAAAGAACTCGTAAGAGTTTCAACATTGTTAGGAACAAAACTTGAGCTTGGATTTGAACAGTTATTATACATTAGAGGAAAAGGCAGAGAGTGTTCATATCCTTGGGATATTAAAAAGTTTCTTGTAAAACAGAGAACAGAGAAAGGCAAGGTGCTTATTGATGAAAGATTCAACAGCATTAATTAAAGAATCAGTTGCAAGGCTGTTACTTGCGAAAAGAACAAAAGAAAAAGCTGAGAAGTATTACAATGATGTTAGAAAAAAAGAACAGCTTGCAATCAGTAATTATATGTTTAGCAACCTTCCTAAAAATGAAAGTTCATTTGAAATAAGATTAAAAGATGGGGTTGAGTTTTATGAAAACCCTGTAAATCTGAGAGTGAACAAAATTAGGAAAAAGAAAATAATCTGGAATGTTGACAAACTGAAAAAGAAACTTGACAAGAAAGTATTTAAAAAAGTTGTAAGTAAAACATATACAATAAGTGATATGGATGGACTTGTTAAATATCTGAAAGCTTGTGGAGTTGATGCAAAGAAGTTCAGAAAGTATATTACAGTTACAGAAGAAGTGCAGGATGATAAGATTGATAACCTGTATGAAGTCGGAGAGATTACAAAAGAAGATATAGCAGGATGTTACACAGTCGAGTGTGGAGAGCCTTATATAACTTTGAGAGAGTTGAATGAACAGTAGAGTGATACAATGACAAGAAAGTATAGTGGGAAAGACTTTGCAAAAGTATTAATGTATTATAATCTAGTTGGAGAAATACAAACTTCAACATTCAATATTGTTTGTCCGTTCCATGATGATATAAATCCGTCAATGCGAATCAACTTGGAAGAAAATTCTTTCATATGTTTCGGTTGTGGGTTGACAGGTGATGTGTTAACATTCGTAAAACTTGCCAATCCAGAATTGAATGATTTACAGGCTTGTATCTTGTTAGAAAAGATAGTAAGGAGTAAGGAAGTAAAAGAACTGAATGTACATTACAGAAAGAAAAGAAGACAGAGTAACAAGCAGGCATTGATAGAAGCATCTGATTACTTTTATGGATTACGTTCGGTAGATTGGAACAACATAAGGACAGATGATGAACGAAGGACATTAGAATATATGCAAGATAGAGGTTTTACAAGAAGAGCATTAAACATTGCAGATTGCAGAGTTAACTATAACATAGCTTATCCTTTTGTTTTTCCAATATTAGATAATGGAGAATTTAAAGGGTGGGTTGGAAGAACAACAAACAAATGGACAGAAAAGAAACGAAAGTATCTATACAATGATGGATTCAGAAAGCGTGATACTTTATGTGGAAATTATGCAGAGAACAGCGTAGTGTTCCTATGTGAAGGATTCATGGACTACTTAAGCCTTAGAACAAGAGGACATGTTAAAAACTGTTGTGCATTGTTAGGATGGCACATATCAGATGAACAAACAAAAAAACTAAAAGACAAAGGTGTAACAACAGTTGTAAGCGCATTGGACAATGATGATAAAGGGAATAAAGGAACAGAGTATTTAAAGCGTTTTTTTGAGGTTATACGCTTTCCATATCCAGAGGGTGTAAAAGATACTGGTGAGATGCCAGAAGAAGCATTAAAACGGCAAATAAAGCTTATAGAAAGGAGTGTGAAAAATGCAACTGGGAGTAAAATGCAAAATGACAGCAGAGTTCATACAAAAGGTAAGCGGAGAAAAATTAACAGTTGACAATGAAATCGGTATGGAGTATAATGAGGATAGTGAAGAATATGAAAGTCTTTGCAATAGATATGAAAGTATCATAGGATTCAACAGGAGTAAAAATAAAGAAAAATTCGATAAAGAAATCATTAATTTGCTAAGTAAGGATGTATCTGACAGAACAAAAGACAAGATAGATAATATTGTTGATGTTTACAAGAAGTCATTAACAGACAGGGATTTCAGAGGTTGGATAGAATTTGGTGGTTATATTTTAAACCCGTTAGATTTTAGTGCTGTTAAGTTCGCAAATTTCAGGACACATATTTTTAAACGATAGTAAAGGAGAACAGTAAACAATGGGAAAGATTACATTAGGTAACATTAAGTCAGCAATTGCAAAAAGTGGAAGTAGCAAAGGAAAGTTCATGTTTTTCAAAGAAGGAACAAAAGTGCGTGTAAGATTTTTGTCCGACATGGAAGATGGATTGGAAGTAAAGTTCCATGATAGTTTTGCACTAGGTGTAAATGTACCATGCCAAGAAGAATTTGGACGTGAGTGCGAATACTGTGACGATGAAAATCTAAGAACACGTTCTATGTTCGTATGGTCTGTATATGATTATGAAAGTAAAGAAGTTAAATTATTAATGTTTGCAGTTAACCAGTGTTCGCCAGTTGCTACACTTGCCAGTCTGTATGAAGCATATGGAACACTTACAGACAGAGATTATGAAATTAAACAGAACGGTTCTGGACAGGGCAAATCGTTTAGCGTAATTGCATTGGATAAGAAGAAATTCAGAAATACAAAGATTCATGCAATGTCTGACGAAGCTATTCTTAAATGCATTGATAAAGCTTATCCGGCTGATAATTCTGAGGACTTAGAAGAGGAAGAAGACGAAAAGCCAAGAAACAAAAAGAAAAAAGGAAAGAGCAAAACAAAAGTTCCAATGAATGAACCAGAAGAAGACGAGGACGAATGGGAAGACGAAGAAGAACAGGAAAATGATTATGAAAGCATGAAGCCACAAGAACTCTATAAGCTGTGTAAAGAGCGTGAAATCAGTTGTAAGCCGAAGAAATCTAAAGAATACTATATTGACCTGTTAGAAGAATATGACGAAGAGGAAAGCGATTCTGATGACTGGGACGAAGACGAAGAAGACGATTGGGAGGATTAAATGATGTTCATTACAAGAAAACAGTATGAAAAGAACATAAGAAAAGCGAAAAAGAAAGCCAAGAAGAGAGCAACCAAAAATGCAATGATTGATATGAATATGCGAAATGAAATACAGGATGTTCGCAGAGAAATATATCGTATTACAGGAAACATGAATACTTCATTTGATAAGGAATTTGTAGCGGTTGGAAACGAAATTGTAAAAATTAAAAAAGAATTAGGAATCGAATAAAGTTTCAATTAATGGGTTGACATAGTTCAACCCTTTTGTTATAATATAAGAGAATTAAGAGAACAGCGAAAGAAGGGAAAATTGAATATGGGAAACTTTTTCGATTTACATAGACATACAGAGTATAGTTTATTCGATGGTTTTGGTAAATCAATAGATTTGGCTAAGATTGCAAAAGAATTAGGCTATAAGGCTTTAGGTATAAGTGACCATGGAACAATTAGTGGATTAATCAAACATTATCAAGCCTGTAATGAAGTTGGAATAAAACCAGTAATGGGATGTGAAATATACTTTCAGCCAAAGTTTAACAAGGAGAATCCGCAAAGGAAATCTTACCATTTAAACTTGTTTGTTAAAAATTTACAGGGGTATAAAAACTTGTGTCACATAATGACAAGAGCAAACACAGAACAATTCTATTATAAGCCTATAGTAGATTTCAAGTTATTAAAAAAGTATTCGGATGGTCTTATATGTACAACTGCATGTATAGCGTCTGCAACGTCACAAGCTATTGTAAATGGAAACAGGAAAACAGCAGGAAAGTTATTAGACAAGTTCAAAGAGATTTTTGGCAAAGACTTGTATGTAGAGATACAACCATACAAAATTGATAAGAAACACACACAAGAAAGAACAGACTACACATTAATGCATCTTGCAAGGGAACGCAAAATAAAATGTATATTAACATCTGACAGCCATTTTGGAAGGAAAGAAGATTTTGACACATATTGCAAAATGCATGAAATCGGTAAAACAACACTTGATGTAAAGAATACATATGGTGAACGATACATGCCAAGTGAATATGATATCGTAGAACGTTTTGCAAAGATGTATAAAAACAAGTTCAAGAATCCTATACAGGTTGCAGAAATGTTCGTTGATAACATGAAACAGATATATGACAAAGTAGAAGACAATATACTTGATGGATTGGAACTTGAATTACCAGATTTAGGTCTGGCGTCCAGTAAAAAAGAGTTGCAGAAACTTGTTATAAAAGGATTAAAAGAAAAAAGAAAGTATAACAAAAAGTACATAGACAGATGTAAATATGAACTTGACGTTATTAATTACCATGGGTTTGCAGATTACTTCTTAATTGTAAGAGAATATGCAGATTGGGCGAGAAACAAAGGTATTGCGGTTGGAGGTGGTCGTGGTTCTGTATGTAATTGTTTGGTAGCTTATGCAATAGGTATTACAGATGTAGACAGCATCAAGTACAAGCTTGATTTTAGTCGTTTTATGCGCAAGGAAAAGAAGCAACTTCCAGATATAGATATAGATTTTGAAACAAGTCGTAGACAGGAAGTTATAGACCATGTAATAAGTAAATACAAAGGAAAAGCTATACAGATATGTTCTTATGGTAAATATGGGATAGACAACTTAATTAATGACCTTGCAGGTGTATGCGGTCTAAGAACAACAAAAGAAATAGATGACTATGAAAGAAACGAAAACAAAAAGACGGTTGCAGAGATAAAGTCATATATTCGGACATTCGTGTTCGATGATGAACTAAATTTGAAAGCATTACTTGATGGGTATAAAACAATAGAGTATAATGATACATATGATAATATTATAAAACATTTCTGTAAGATGTATGGCAAAGTCAGATTCTTAGGAAAACATGCGGCAGGTGTGGCAGTAGTTGGTACAGATATATCTGATTATACATGTATCATAATGCGAGACAGAAAAACAGGAGCATTAAGCAGTTGCTATGACAAGGATGATTTGGAACATATTAATTGTGTAAAGTTCGACATGTTAGGTCTTAAAACAGAATCAGAAATGTTAACAATGAAAAAATTAACAGGATATGAACCAACAGAAAAAGATATTGAATCTGAGGAAGTCTTAGAATCATTTAGAAATGGAAATACTGATGGGGTATTCCAGATGGAAAAAAGTACACCGAAAAAGATACTTGATATGATACATTGTGACTGTGTGGAAGATGTGATAGCCGTAAATGCATTAAACAGACCTGCCCCGTTACAATTACATAT